TCATCGGTTGTTTCTTCCTCGGTAGCAGTAGCTTCTTTTTTAACTGCCTTCTTCGTACTTTTTTTCGCTCCCTTGGTTTCTACTGTGGTTTCGTCAGTAGTTTCTTCTTCCGTTTCAGAAGGTGAACCAGCTTCTTTAGCCACGCTCATTTTAGCCAAAAAGTCTTTAATCTCCTGAGATAAGCTCTTGAAGCTATCAGTCATTAATTTTAAGGTAGTAACAACTTCATCTTTAGGTTGTTCCACCGCTACTTCTTTTTTTGTTTCGTCTGCCATAATATTTGAAACTTCTGCAACAGATTTAGCAATGACGCATTGCCAGTCCAATGAAGGATAGCTAATTAAATAATCTTCATAGAAAGGGTGGGGCTTTCTAAAAAGATGTTCCTCCAATGTACCAGAACCGCCCTTGGCAATTATCCAAGTATCGAAATTGCTAGGCCTGTTGGTAACAGAAATTTCTTTTAAAATAACACTATGAAAAGTTTTTGCTTGCTTTCCTAGTGATTCTACAAATTCTTGAGCCGACCTTTTAACCAATCCTGCAACGGATAGTCCAACTTGCAAACCCTTTTTCAAGGCTTTGTATAGGTCTATCGCCCTTGAATTGTCTTTATCCAATTTAGCTTGGATATAAACCTGATTTCTTTCATCTTTCCAAGCCTTCATAATATCGCCTAATTGAGAGTCCCAAGTTTTTTGATGTTCATTAACTAATGGCAATTTACTTTCATTAATTTGCTTAACCATTTCATCAATTGCTTCTGGCGACATTCTCTCTCCATCGTGGTCTACATTTGTAGTACTGGCAATACCTTCAATATACATATTATCCAAATCAATAGCACCTTCGTCATTTCCTTTCTCAAATTTATTGTAAGGAACAGCTATTTTATTTCCATCTTTATCTACGACATAAGCCTTTTCAATTAAGAACTTAAAATCTAATTCTTCCTTAACTGATTTCTTAACTTCTTCTTTCTTGTTTTTTAATTGTTCCTCGCGATAATTAACTATACCCTCTAACTGCTCTGCCGATTTTTGCAAGGCATCTGCAATTTTTCCTACAAATTCTAATTTTTCTTTAAACATATTTTTATTATTAACTATTTATATAATCTTCTAGTTTCCAGTTATCAGGAATAATAGTATTTGCTATACATTCACAATTAGGGTGCAAAGGTATTTGGTCTATTTGTTCCTTTGTAAATGGCCCCGAACCATCTCCGAAAGCTTCTATACAATGGTCGCAAGGATTGCCCCCATAAAGAACTTCGTATTCATCAACTCCCAATTCTTCATTTGCACTTGTTGTTGCTTCCTTGGCCGCCCATACGCTTTCAGTTTCAGCTATCCTTTGTGTCCTCCATTCATCTTCCCAGCCTGTAATACCTTTCAAGTCATCTGCCATCTGGTCATAGCTATATCCATTCTCTCTTGCTGTTGCTAAATAAGACCTAACATCATCGTGAAGCGTCATCGCTGATGATTTTGCAGTAGCCGCCGAACGCTCTGCAAAAATATCAGCCATATCTTTCACCAACACTGATTTACTGTCGTTAAATGTTTCTGTAAAGTTATCCTTTTCTTTCTCTGTTCCTAAGTTTCCTAAAACTGCACCTCCCGCAAAAATCAATGCTCCTAAAAATACATTCTTATAAAAATCACTTTGTTTCTTTTCATCTATGAATAAATAATCTTCGTCATCATCGCTCCAATCATCGTTAGCGTCATTTTGCCAATCCTTTTTTACTCCTTCCGATACTTCCTTTGCCAATGGCAATATTATTTTTTCATATATCCCTTTTAAATTATTACTAGCGTCTTTCAATAAATCTTTGCTCGCCTCCTTTACGTCTTTCTGTAAAAATCTTTCAGCCTCTTTGTTAATTTCATATCTGATTTTTTTTTTAATCTCGCTTTTAGTGAGAGTAATAAACAATGTCTGTAATTCTGGAATATCTTTTAATGTGTTGAATATGGCATCTTTGTATTCCTCCCAATCGTGTTTTTCATCGTTAATAAATTGATAATCAAACCCGAATGCTCTTTTATCCTTGGTTACGATATATTGATTAGCCCTTCTATCGCCTAAATTCATTTCTCTTTCTACATTATAAATATTAGCCAAATCGTGAATAACCTGCCTATAGCTAGTAGGGTTTCTTTTCATCTCGTCTAAAACTCTCTTGTCGTTTAAAACATATCCAGCTTTAAATGGCGTGACTATATAATAAGGAAACTCTCTTGATTTTCCCCATTTCATTTCCCACTTCTTAGAATAATATTCAGGGGCCATTTGCCTATACTTCTCAAATTCATTTTTTAACTTGGTTGAAGGCAAATAATTGTTCAAAACGTCTTTATAAGATGCTTTTACAGCTAAAAGAACATTAACTCCCCTGTTTAAGAGTTCCTGCGTTATGCTTGGTTCGTTGTCTGACCCGTCTAGGCCAGCACAAATAGGCGGTTTGATATAATAACCCATTTGCTCCATATAATCGCTCCAAGCGAAAGGCTGGCCATATCCTCTATCGTCTAACCAACAAAGGAAATTACCCGTTTCTACTGTTTTTCCAAAAACTTGTTTTAATTTTGAATAGTAATGAGCATCTTCCGTTAAATGAGCTAAGGCTATTTTAGCTGTCTTAATTGGGTCTTTCCCAGTTATATCTGAATGCTCTAACTCTTCGTTCATACCCATTTTAAATTCGCCAAAATCTATCTTGCTCCAATCAAGATTTAATTTATCTCCAATATCTTTAGCTTGCTTATCATCGAAAGTTTTTAATACCGCACCTGCCACTCTTTCTCCCCCAACTCCATCAATAGATTTCTTAGCTTCTTCTTCATTTTTTAACTTTTCATCATTCCTATTTTTCATATTGTCTAAGGTATTTTCCTCCTGCTCATCATTAGCTTCTCCTTGCTCCATTTCTTCTAATGGAGTTGAATCAATATAAACTGGACCAATACCAGTCATAATAAATGGTTTGATACCTCCCTGTATCGGGTCTAAGTTCTTTTCTTTCCTATATTCATTGATTGAAGATGCACCAGTTCTGCTTTCTATCTCCCAAACTTGTGCTCTTTTTAACTCATCAACCAAATCAATATCGTCCCAATGGAACATATAATCCCTGTATTCCTTTCCTTTCCAAATAATCTCTTGAGTAAATATTTCTTCCAATAAACAACGCATATTGCCGTAACCTTTTCCCTTGCTCACATCTCTTTGGATTTCAGCAGTTGCTTTATTAATATCAAAAGTCATTCCCAAATCTTGAGGGGACATTTCATAAGCCGCCACTAAAATTCTAAAAAGCCACATCTGATAATCCATAAATTGCATATCCATATTTGTCTGGTCTTGCAATTTCATAACTTCTGGACTATCAGCCCCTCCGATAAAAGCAGTTTTCCAAGGCTTCCCTTCAATCTCTGCCTTCCAATAAGCTCTAAAAGATTCAACCTCTGCTGTTTGAGTTTCTTTTCCTAAATTGATTAAAATTGGTGGTAACGTACCAACTTCAAAAAATGAACCATTATAATTGTCTGCGTTTAGAATATTCGTAGCTACCATTATTACTCCCTCTAAAGGCGACAATCCATAACCAAAATTCTTTATATCTCCTTGCGGATTTTCCATTATATAAACTAACTCGTCTTGGCTAAATTCTGCATCAGGTTTAGCTGTATTATTCAACGGCATATATTGATAATAAGCTGGGTCTGCTAACATACCGTTTATATCAATAGACGGCTTAATAGTCGAACCGTCAATATGATACATTTCTACTAGCTCCCCTTTACCGTTCCTTACTAATTCGATAGAACCAGCATCTAAAGCTAATACATCTTCTAGTATTTTCTCTGTGAATTTTCTAAAATTATCTTGCGAATTTGGAAAATTAAAAAAATTAGTTAATTCCTCAATCCTTTTTTTATCAGGAACTTTTTTAGGATTAACAGGAACTATCGACCATTTGCTTTTAACAATTTCGTGTTTAAGAGTATTAATACAAATTCTAGCAATAGAACAAGACTTTGACATTCTTCTCAAAGTTTCAAAAGTAATTCTGCTAGGCTTTCTTATCCCTTTTTCAGCTTTTCTATAAAACAAATTTTGAGGGTCTAAAATAACCCCCTTTCTGGCTTTTGTTTTTTGCCTATCATCTGCTTTCTGAACCCATTCCTTCATTTCGTTATTCAATTGTTCTACTGTTTTTATAATTATAGGATATGCCATCGCTATATTTCGAGGTTATCCAATAAAAAACCGAGCACGAAACAACCACTGTTCGACCTTTAGGTTGTTCCCTTTGCTCGGTCTTAAATGTTTATAAACTTTTATTTATTATGACAACTAAGATATTAATGTCAACATTGACTTAATTGTCCTCATATTGTCTGGTATCAATAAGCTTTATCGTTTTCATCATTTGCTTAACCAGAACTGGTTTACTATTCTGAACAAGCAATTCCAAGTTTCCCCATTCTAATTCTCTTATAATCAATATCAACCTTTTCTCCGCCCCTGACAATGTTATATTTTCTTTATTATTTACTTGAGCCATATCTATATAGTTTTATTCGTTTTAAGTTGAATATCTAAACTATTCGCACATACATCGACATCTACTCCGCATTGGCTACAATTAAAGCCTACCCTTCCCTCTTTGACAACAAGGCCATCGTGCGTTTCTGCTACCTTGCCATTGAAAGAACCTAAAACTTTCTTACAATTAGGACATTTAATTAAATCTGAATTAGCGTCAATCAATAAGTTTAATTCAATGATTAGGGTATCTACATCTTCCTTCTTCCAATTACCTTGAATAATCTCCGCCACATCTTTAATCGGAATACCTACATTTTCATCTCTTGAAGCTATGAGAGCAGTTTTTAAATCTTCTGCGAGTAATACTTTTGCCATACCATTACTTAACATATTTAATAATTACCACTTACTATTTTTTTAGTTTCTAATGGTAAAAAATTCGTAGTAAAATCCTTTAAAGAATTAGACTTAAATTTTCCACCTTTATCCCAATATAATCTTATGTTTGAATATAAAAACTTTGCCACCCCGTCTAAAGCGTCTAAAGCATCTTGCTTCCTTACATTAGCTAATTGCCCCTCTAACTTATAAGCATCTCCTGGCTTAAATACCACGTCCCAATTAGCCCTGCTGTCTATATCATTTTTAATTGCCCAAAATCTTTTATCTGCCCACTCTAAAAACTCTTCCAAATTATTTGAATGTCCTGTCGCACAACTTTGGATATATAAATCAGCAAGATACAAACAATAAAGAGAGGCATACCTGACTACCTTATCTCTATCACCCGATTTAAATGGTTGAGGATTTGGAATATCCATAGCCTTAAACTTCCTTACTTAAAATATATAATATTGAATCGCCTGCACTATCTGCTCTTTCAATGGTAAAACCCTCCTTATAGCTATCTTGTAGATTTTTCTTAAACCCACCTAAAATCCTTTCCGAACTTTCTGCATCAGTATAATCCAAATTATTAATAAGCAAAATCGTAAACTGTTTCATATTCTTATTGTTTCACAAAAAACCAAATAGGCCAATACCAATGATAGGGTTTGCCTTCGACTGCTTTAAGCATACCCCTTCTTGCAAAAAACGCTCCTATTCTTCTCCAAGCATTGTCTATCCCTTGTATCAAATAAACAAACGGAACTAAGGGATAAATCCAATACTCCCAAATTGTCGTTGCTTGCGATGGCGATACTAAATATCGAACTGGAAAATAAAAAGGAATGCTTGGAATCTTGCTTTCTTTCATTTGCTTCACTATCTCATCAGAAATATATACTACAAAATATTCTTGCCATCTATCTGGCGTAAATTTTACTTCCCCTGTTTTGCTATTATAATCACATCTCATATTATTCTTTTGTTTCAACTGATTTGTTATCTTTTTCTATATTTTCCTTTGTTGGAGTAATTGATGGCAATGCCTGCTCCAACTCTGCTGGCGGCCTAAATGCTTCTGCTAAATATGGAGGCGGAACAGTTTTCATTGGTTTCCTAGTTATTCCTGCTGGTCCAATCGATATATCTTCTCTTTGAGTTACCTGCATTTCTTTTTCCGAACAATCTTTGCATCTATAATATGTTACCGTTATCTTTTCTAATTCACAAGAACATCTAGCTTTATGACAAAAATCACAAAGCTCATATCCTGATTTGTTATATTGCCTCTTTTGCTTTTTCTCTGTTGAGTTTTTTTGTTCTGGCATTTTGTATTTGTTTATTTACCCTAGTTTTTATAAATTCTTGTCTATCCGTCCACTTTTTACTTCCAAAGATAGACGTACCATTTTTCATTTCTTCTCTACTCATCATACTTCTCGCCATCTTAACTTTATCGCCAATTTTTTGTGCCATATTCTAAATTTCTAAATTATTAATTATAGAATTAACTCTAATTGAAATATTTTTTATTCTATCCGAATAATTTCTTAGAACTGTAGCAACTTGGCAAAGTTCAATAGTTTCCTCTACGGGAGTTTCTCCTGAATTAAAATCGCTAGAAATTCCTATTAATCTATCAGCTAACCTTCCTAATTCTTTCTCCAATAACTCTATTTCTCTCCCCAATTTATCTGATTGAATCTGAACTTGGCCTACCTTTTTTTCTCCTGTTTCTTGTATTCCCATATTTTTATAAATTAATAATTATTATCTCTGTTAAACTGGTTTTTCATTATTGCTAAATCTAATTCTTTCCTTTGCCTTTCTTTTTCTTCTAACTTTAATTGTTCTGACGTTTTTTGCTCAATAACAACTTCTGGTTTTTGCTCCACTATCTTCTCTGTCGGCTTGTTCTTATCAAATTGACTATTCTCCGTACTAAATGATAATCCAGCAGGTTTACCAGCTATCATAAAGCAAGTACCAGCAACGGCATCGGAAACATCTTTACTGCCGTCTTGAGGGTGGTCGACCTTTTTACCTTTTATCAACTCAAGACGCTTATACTCCTTAACAAATGGGTCAAATTTATAAATATTAATCCTCCTAGTGTGCAAAACCTCTTTCAATGTATCGTAACTCTCTGTGGTCTTATCTACTGATAATGTATAAGCATTAATCCCCCTGCTTTTTAATATCTGAATTGAATCTATGGACTGCCAACCATCATAACTGACTTCTTTAATCTTGAATCCTCTATCCTGTAAGATATAAATTATCTGCCTTACTTCATTAAAATTAATCTCTTTATCTGGAAGGGCCTTAATCTGCATCATTAAATCAATATAAACTTTCTTTCTAACTTCTCCATACTCTGTTTCCGAACCATCGCACTTCCCCATACAAAATCCGCAACAATCTTTCTTTAAGGCCAAGTCTATATGAATAAACCTGGGCTCGTTATCCGTACATACAAACCAATCCTTAAAACTATTATCATTGCTAATTGGACTTTCCCTATCTACGCTAACCCTATCTACAATCGCACTATCCTTATCAAAGGCTTCTAATGCCAAGGAAGGTTTGCACCCAAAATCTCTCATTGACCTTTCAGGGCTTCTATCAAACACTTTCTTAAAATCAATCGGTATGTTCTCCCACACTTCAACTGGATTGCCGTCCTTATCTGTGGCGGCGACAAAGTTAAAAGTTTCTTTCGACATCTTCTCTCTATCCTTCATCTCCCAAGTCTTAAATATCGACCTGTGGATATAATCAACTCCTCCTGCCTCATCGTACTTCTTCATTATAAAATCATCTACATACCTTACCGAACTCATCATAATCACAATTCCCATATCTCCAAATCTGGAAGTTATTCTATTCTTAACTGTATTGTAAATGTTTTCAGCTACACTTTTTTCTTCATTATCTAAATAAAAAGCCACCTCATCAAGCAACGCCATAATCACATTCATACCAATAGGCATTGTTTCCTGACTATTACCGCAAAAGAGAACTAAATTCTTTCCTTTGAATCTTATCTCTGTTTTTAGAATATCTGGATTGTACTGTTTAAAGAAAGGACTGATTTCAACAAACTTTGTTAAGCCAGCAAAAATAACATTCTTGGCCTGCGTAGCTGTCGTTCCCATATTAACTACTGCAATGGGTTTATCATTGGCTATATTAAAATATTTATGCGGACTTTTTAAACAAAGCAATAAATGAACGAACATCAAACATAATACGGTCGACATATATGACTTTCCTGCCCCTATACCCCACAATAAAACTGCCTCCGTTATTCTTCCTTGCAATATCAATTCCCATATTTCATCTCCTTCTTCTTTTATCCTTCTCCAAGTATCTTCCCCCACTCCTAAATATTCTGGATTAGTAACAAACTCTGTAAAAGATAAACAAGGCTTACGCTCAAACTTTGGGTGTTTCAACAGCCATAAAACCTCCTTCTGGTTTATCTGACTGTTCTTGTCCATCATTATTTCTTTCAAGAACTTCAAGGATTTTTCTTCGAGATTGTTCATCTAAGTTTTGGATAGCCTCTGCTACCTGAACATTAACACTATTGTTTATGTTATTATTTATATTTATTTGATTAAGATTGATGCCTCCCTTACCTCCCGATAATCTATCAGAGATGTTGAATAACATTGCTGACAAAGATTTATTTTGAATACCGCCGTCTAATAATTCCGAATAAAGATTAAATCCTGCCCTGCTTAATAAAATATTCATTACCCTGTTCCTTGTTTCATTGACTGCTTCTTCTTCTCTATAATCAAATTGTTCAGGGCTAAACCAAGTTTTAAAATCTTCTCTTAATGCACACAATACTTTGTCCCCTTCTTCTTTCGGCTCTTGAAAAAACTTACATTTAGATTTGTTATAACAATCGTTACAGTAATAAGGTAAAAGCATTGATTGCTTCCCATTCTTAAAAGCAAACATATTTCCTCTCATCGCCGCCCTTAGATTTTCAATCCTTTTCTTTTCTATCTCTGGGTTCTTTCTAAGTTCAGCTATCTTTCCCTTATTTTCTAAAAACTCCTTGCTCTTTTGGGAGCCATCTTCTAAACTTTTGGGCGTTTGATTATCTTTCCCCAACTTCTTATCCAACCAATCCTGATATTGCTTCCACGCTATTACGTTCATTTTGTCAACCTCTGTATTGTCGTCTTTCTCTATCTTCTCCCAATTAATACCTTTCTCGATTAACTTGTTTTTCATTCTTCTCCTCTCTGCTTTATCTCCTATCTGTACTAGCTTATTACCGTTCCAGAAATAAGTTAATCCAAATCTTGTACCTGACTTCCAAGATGTACTATCTGCGGAAAATGCTGGTACTCTCTCCATAAACCAACTCTTAGTCATTGCCAATCCGTGTAGCTTTGTACCATACTTCTTGGCTATTGATGTAAAAGGCCCCCATTCGCTTAATTCTTGCCTTAGACCAGCTCCACAAGCTACATAGTCTGATGCTTGGCATAGTTCCTCAAAATAGTCTGATTTCATATAATCAGGGTGGAATACCGTACAAGCCCTGTCTTTGCCCACTATGTTAATGAACTCCTGCCTCCATACTCTTACCTTTTCATCTCCTACTATCTTACCTATATCCAACTCCACTATTATATCGAACATATCCTTTTTCGTTTCTAACCATTCCTTATAACCTTTAAAATACTCATCGGGGTCAACTATCAATTCTGCTTTTTTACTTTGTGCATCTGAAATAGCTGATTGAAAACCTCCCTGTACGAAAAATGTATGAGCCCCGCTGTCCAACATTATCATTTCAGCCCCGCTGTCCAACATTATCATTTCAGCCCCGCTGTTACGATAACCCGTGGTTATATTGTGGATATACTCATCGCTTTTATCCCTTAGATAATAATAACTCATCAAGACATTTTGAACTTTTGCCCATTGTAAAACACCTATTGAAGCGACATTTTCGCTCCCTGCAAAAAATATCCTCATATAAATTTCATTATACTTAAATAATGCCTCCAACTATCATCGTGTCTTTGAACTACGACGTCTAAATTATCGTCAAAATCTACGCTAAGCAATACTCTTAATTTTAAATACACCCCTCATCTCGCTAGTAATCATCTCTGAATCATACTTTTTAACCCCTCTCATTTCCTTACAAAGATGCCTCGCTTTCATTACCAAAGCTATTCCTCTTGGTTTTAATTGCTTTTCAATTTCATCAACAATTTCCTTTGTTAATCTCTCTTGAACCTGCAACTTTGCCGCAAAATAATCCACTGTCCTTGCCACCTTACTTATCCCTAATATTTTTTCATCTGGAATATAAGCAAAATAATACTGTCCAAAAAATGGCACCATATGATGCTCACAATAAGAATAAAAATATCCTTTATCTGCTATCATTTGGTCATAAACAATCCCATCTGAATTATTATCGAATACTGTTATCTTTGGCTTTTGACCGACATCATATCCTCTAAAAATCTCTGAATACATCTTAGCCACTCTTAACGGAGTTTCTTTCAAGCCTTTTCTTTTTTCATTTTCCCCTATATTAACCAAGGTAGCAGATACTATGTTTTGCAAAGCAATAAAATTTTTAGCATCCATCATATTCCTTTTTTCTTTCCAAAAATTAAAGTTTGTAACCTTGGACTGAATCTAAGATTATTATTCGTGCAATATTCCCAAACTTTCTTATTAATTTCCCTATCTTTGGTAGTATATGTGCTTAAAGGCATTAAAACTGTTGCACCTTTCAACATATCCATTCCTTCCTTTTCTAAATCAGTAACTACTTTAATGTCATAACTTCCCCTGGAATTATCCGAAAAAATCTTTTTAATTTTTTTCGCTGTTTTCAAATCTTTTGGAGAACAAGCAATATAATCAAATTCATTAGTATCTTGCCATTCAAGTAAATCTCCATTAGTTTCCAAGTGCCAAAAAGTGCAACTACTAACTTTAAAATTATTCATTACTTCCAATATTTCCTTTCTTTGTAGCAATGGTTCTCCACCCGTCCAACAAACTATTTTGACTTTTGATTTTTTAATAATATCTACCAACTCTTTGACGGTCATATCCTTTCCTTGCGTATGATATTTCGTATCACAATATGAACACGCACGAGTACAACCCGATGTTCTTATAAATAACATCGGATAACCTGCGTATTTACCTTCACCTTGTAAGCTCTCAAATATCTCTGATATTTTCAACTTCGACAAAACTGGTTGGGGTTTCATATAATTTTATTTTGCTAACCTTAGCTTCTTGTTGATTATTTTTTAATAATATTTCAATCGTACCAAATAAATATTCTGCTAAATTTTCTGCTGTTGGATTTTCAAAGGTATCATTCAAATAAGAATGGTCTAAATCCTTTAAAATTGTTCCTACTATAAAATCTAATTGCTTAAAGTCTATAACCATTCCTGATTTTAAATCTGGTTCTCCCCTAACGCTAACCTCTAAATGATAAGTATGACCGTGCAAATTTGCACACGCTCCGTCATAATTCGGTAGCTTATGGGCGGCATCGAAAGTAAATATTTTTGTAACTGTAATTTGTTTCATAATAAAAAACACAATCAAAAAACTGTGTTTAAATTAATTCTTATTTTTATTAGACGTGCTGTCTTCATAAAATTTGTGATAGGAAGCCGCCAGACCCACGGAATCAGGGAATTGCGAACGCCAAGATTTAAGGGATATGAAACCCTACTCCGCTATTAACCATAGCCCTTACGGATACTATGTTCCTAAATCTCTAATTCGATAATAAGAACTTATATTTTTCTTTCGCTCCTTCTGACATCTTTCTATAACAATTTACCCAATTCGCTTCCAGCAATCCATTTTCTATCATTTTACCAGCTATTTTATTTTGTAACGATTCATCATAAATATAATTTTCAATTTCTTCTTCACTTACCTTATCTGATATAATACCATATTTTTTTCCATAAGACAAAAATGTTTTTGCCTGAAATTGAAACTTTGAATATGAATAACGGTTGTTTGTGTCTAAAATTTTCAATTTTACACGTCCGCTACTTTCACAATCTGATAATTCCTTCAAGACACTATTTAAAGCTAAGTCTTTTTCCATATAAGGGCTTGATACAGCCCTCAATATTGTTTGTTCACCTAGCTCATTTTCGTTGGCTGGGGCTGACGCATTTAGCGGTTGTGTCCACAAGGACAGACTTACAACCGTTGTGAACATCAGATAGCCTACTCTTTTTTTGATACCATATTTATTTATTTCCTATTTTCAAATAGGTTCTTAAAAATACTAATCCAGCCGTAAGCAGTATTGCTACCACTCCGTACCAAAAATTAGTTCTTATAAGTTCAGTAGCAAACGTAGCTAAGAACAAAGCGATGAATAAAAGAACATCATTATTGACTGTTTGCTGTGTTTCCATAGTTATAATATAGCACATTATCGACTATTTATCAACAACTTCTTCTCGCAATCTTCGACCTTTTAAATCTGTATTTATTATCTTTAGAACTGTAACATCTACCATTTTATATTCTTTTCCATACATATTTTTTAAAAATGTTCCTATCCTTTCTATCTCTATATCAAAAATATTATCTTTATCTACTTTCTTTAATTTTTTCAAGAATCTCTCTAATTGGCTAGAAAGAATTATCATATTTTTCTTTTCACAAAATCACTATCTTCTTCGTATTCCCATTTATCTTGGTCAAAATATTCTTTTTCAAAAGCATTATGCCACCTTCCTCTATCGCATTCAGAACATAATTGTCTTTCTTTTTCCCTGCCCCAAAAAGCTCCTAACGCTGTATTCTCGATAACTTTACATTTTCTGCAAACAAATAAAGACATATTATTTCGATGGTTTAATACCATATTTAATCCAATAGGCAAGTTTTTCAATTCCTCTCTCTGGATTTATTTCAGGAAACCAACCGAAATCAATCAAAGCCTTAGAAATATCTGAAATATAAATCTTCTGGTCGCCAGCTCTCCAATCTTCAAAACTATAAATAAATTTCTTTGCTAATCCCATTTCTAAAATCTCAAATAATTGCCAAATACTAATAGCATAATTCTTCCCTCCCCCTATATTATAAACCTGTCCTTCTGTTTCCTCAATATTATCAATGGCTAATTCGTAAGCATTAACTAAATCATCTATATAAAGAACATCTCTAACTTGTTTTCCATTACCGAATATTTTAACTGGTTTGTTTTCTAATAAAGAAATACAAAACCAAGCCAACCAACCTTGCTCTTCTATTCCAAATTGATGTGGGCCATAAATGCCTGACTGCCTGAACACAATAGTCTTTAATCCATATATTCTAGCATAATCCCTGACATAACTATCTGCTGAACCCTTTGAACAACCATATGGTCCGTGAAAATCTAATGGATATTGTTCATTTATTCCCTCTATATGCCTATATATATATCTATCTTTTAGTTCATCTATACTTTCGTATTCTAAATTTCCATAAACCTTATTTGTACTTGAATATAAAAAAATAGAATCAGGAGTAAATTTTCTCACCGCTTCTAAAACATTAAAAGTTCCACCAGCATTTACTTCAAAATCGTGTCTTGGATTTCTTATAGAATCTACCATTGTAACTTGAGCGGCCAAGTGAATAATAATATCTGGCCTATATTGGGAGAAAACAACTGATAACTCAAAACAATTCTCAACATCACCTTTATAAAAAATAAAATCACCTTTTTGTGATTTTAACCATTCTAAATTTTGTTCCGAACCAACCCTTGAAAGATTATCAAAAGCAATAACTTTATATCCCTTACCAAGATAAGAAGCACAAACATTAGTACCTATGAACCCTACACCCCCTGTCACCAAAATAGTTTTCATAAATTAATTATCAAAATTAGGCTTATTATAATATTCTTCTCTGGCTTTTAATCTATCTTCTCTGTATCCCTCTTTGTGAAAAAGATATCCAAATTGATATTCTGGCCAACTTTCATTATTTATAAGTTTATTATCTTTATCATAAAGTTCATAATGTTTTCTAGCATAATGAATACCCTCAACGTGCTTAAACATTTTCGGAAAAGAACAATCACCCTCTGACCTTACTGTTCTTATTTTATAATCTCCAAAAGGTCTTTTCAAATCTCCCACCCATACTTCGTGGCCGTCCATAACTAAATAAGTATCTCCCTTTTTTCCTATTAAATATTGGTTTCTTTTTTCTATCTCACTAGGCCAAGGATAAGCTGTTTCAACTATCCTATCGGCATATTTTTCAGCTATTTCAATAGTTCCGTCCGTAGAATAAGGCACATTATGAGGAAATTTCTTGTATGCCCCATCAACAACTATAATATAATCTACTTTTTTTCTAATCCTTTCTAACGATTCTTCGAAATAAGCCGCTTCATTATAAACATTATAACAAGCTATCAACATATTTTTAAAACTTATTAAATAATCTCTTATACCAAGGCAATAATTTTATTTCTGATATTGCATAATTTATTGCTCTACCTTGTATTTTTGGTTTTTCAAAACAATAAAAATTTGCCATTTCATTTTTTACCCTTATCTGTACTTTTTCATCTATCAAATCATTATTAATTTGAACCAAATCTCTAAGCAATCCGTCATCGCCCAATCTAACTAAATAATATCTTTTCCCAAAACCTGGCTCCGAAACAACTATTTTTGTATAGGTTATAACCTCTCCCCCTACTAATATTTCTTCTGGTATTTGTCCTTCATTCATTAAATTTTTTAATCCACCATAATCACTATGCACTAATTCTTTATAGTTCAAAACCTGTTCCGGTAAGTCTAATATTTCTTTTTCAATTTTTACTTTTGTAAATTTCATATTTTAAGACAATCTCTTTTTAGCATTTCTTATCTTTTTTAATTCACTTTCCCATATTCTCGTTTTCTCTTTACAATCCTTTATCATTTCTTCGCAATATTTTTGGTTCTTCACAAAAATTTTATCATCTATCTGCCCTTCTTTAAAACAATTATAGCAAATACCTTTTGACCTCATATCAAAGAACTCACCTGGTATATGCACTTGAATAAGAACAAGAGATAGCTTACCACATAAATCACATTTTAATCTTTCTATTTCTCTATTTTCCATAATTATTTTTTTTATCTTTAGATATTTCTTTATATAAATCGCTTATATCTTTCAACTTTTCTAAGCCCATCACTAAATCTACGCCATTAATCTCTAGCCAAACAGTCTTTTTTCCTACGGTTATACTGACTTCATTTTTCTTGTATTCTTTAAACCTCTTTTTTAAATTAATCATCTCCTTTTTTATTTTCCTTTGTTAGTATCTCGCCTTTAGTCAAATCTACTTTTTTATATTCTTTAAAATTGTCTTCATCTGCTTGCTTGTATGGATCAGTAAATTTCCCCCCCTCCTCTAATATTTTCAATCCATTTATTTCCGCAATCAAACCTTTTAAATTAAAACTCTCACTATCAACCTTTTGGGAATAGATTACTTTATCATCAAAGTTTTCTCCTTCGTTTACTTCTCTAACTTCTATTTTAATAATAGTCATATTTATTTTTTAGACTTACTATCCGATATAATTTTTACTTCTTCAATATTCTTAATATCTAATATCCTAATTAATGCTTCTTGCAATTTCTCTATTTCATTTAAGTTTAATCTACCCTTAGCTTTTATATTAAAACAAGTAGGCTTAAACTCTGTTTCATTTAAAGTTATTTCCGGTATTAATTCTAATTCCAACCAAGACTTTAAACTTTTTACTTTCATTGGCTTTTGCTCTCTTTTTGTTTGCACTTTCCGCATAGCTTTTCAAACTTATCTTTAGAACGGAAGTATTTACCGCACCGTTCGCATACGCAACGATTCTTTTTACTCTGCCCCATAAGGTATAAATGATTAACTATTTATTATGATACCCTATAAATCCCTTGTACGAAGGCTAATATACCGTTTTAAAATGGAATATCACGGATATCTATGTCATCACTGGACTTTGGCATCTCCATATCGTCAAATTCTGGCAAATCATCTTCCTGCTTCTTCACAAAGTTTTTAGCTGGGGCTGAACCTGCTGGCTTTGGCCCAAATTGCATATTGTCTAAAACAATTTCCGTTACATATCTTTTCTGTCCGTCCTTTCCGACATAATCTCTAGTCTGCAAATGACCTTCAACATAAATCAAACTTCCCTTGGTACAATATTCTGCAATCAATTGAGCTTGCTTTCCCCACACTACGATATTATGGAATTGAGCGTCCTCCCTTTTCTGGCCTGACGCATCTTTCCAAGTCCTGTTGGTGGCTATCCTGAAAGAACCTACTTTTTTCCCCGTGTTAGTGCTTCTTAATTCTACATCATTAACTATTCTCCCTATAAGCTGAACGAGATTCAGATTCATTGTTGTATTTTTTCTATCCTGTATTCACCGTTAAGGATAGAATTTTTAAGAATTATCCCTAATTTATATACCGCATTATTTTTTTGTGTTTTTAAAATCTTGGCCGCTTGGAATAAAGATATTTCATTATTAAAAAACCCTATTGATAATTCTTTTTCCTGCGGTGTTACTGTTTCGGAAAGAGGTTTTGCCTTCATATCCGTTTTCATTTCTTTTGCTTTCTCTAAAAGTGTTTTCTTCATACTCAATTTTTTATTTACTTCTTATCTTTCATATTCCTAAACCTTAGTTCCTACTTCCATAAACCATACTCCTTTAAATCCCTCGAAATAATAAGCAGGAAGCCAGTCTAATTTTTTTGTTGTCGGATTCCTTATCGCAAAAGAACCTTTTGCCATTCCCCTAACCTTGTACCATCTCTTATTCGATTTCATTTTTACCCTGTAAGGTATTTGCATATCTATCTTCGTTGTATTTTGTATTTTCATATTCTTAAATCTTATTATTATAATACCATTATATATTATTTAAGAACAGAAGTCAAATAGGCTGTGGATAACTAAAACCAAGATTTTCTAACCTTATCATTCATTCTTTCCAATATATCAAGAGCAATCTCTCCTTCTTCTTTTGTCGTTATTTCACCTTCTATACTTTTGATTACCTCTAAAAAATCACTATAACCTTTCCTCACTCCAACAAAATAAGACACATAACAAAATAATATTAAACATATTAATTCTAAAATCATATTTTTTCTAAAATGGCTTGAGCCGAATTATTACTTATATTTTTAAAACACGCATCACACACTAACTTATAAACTCTTTCAAACTCTTTAGGCTCTATTTCTAAATAAATACTCCCAATATTATCAGAACTATAGAAAAATTCTTCTGTAACTTGAACTCCATATCTGTAAAAGCTTTCATTCTCGTAATCCATATCTATTTCAATTACCAATATTCTAAAAGAATGGTCTTTATCGCCAGTTAATCTTTCTAAAAGTTTATAATATCTTAAATATCCTCTATCGCTGGAAGGTTTTCTTTTCTTACCTTTTTTCGTTATCCACAGTTCATTACAACCAAAACATCTTCCTATTGATTTGTCGAAAATTGGACTTTCTTTTTCTTGCCATTCCTTTTCATCAATATCATTAATTTTCTTTCTCAAAATATCTATTTGTTGATTGAGTTGCTCTTTTGTTTCCATATTTATAACCTTTTAATTTGATAACTTCTAACTTCTATTACTTTTTCATCTAATTCACTAACCGCTACTTTCCTAATTGTCATTTTTTCTCCATTCCAAAGCTGTTCCATAGCATCTTTAGCTTTCCACTTAGTATGGAAAATACCTTTAACTCCTCCCCACTTTCCTAGGACTTCGTACATTATGTTTATTTTCTTTTTTGTACTCATAAATCATTCCGCTTTTTATCAAATTATAAAGATAGCGACCATTATAATTCTGGACAAAAGCGGCTGATGTTGCTTTTAATCCATCTGAATATTTAACAACTACTGACTTTCCCTTATCCGCCAATTTCATTATTTGCTCAACTGTTTTGATTTTTGCCATATTAATTTATTATTTTTTTAACTTTTAACATTTCTTCTAAAGTTAATAAATATCTATTGAAATCCCAGCCTTTTAATTTACAGCCTACGGCCACAATATAAATTTCTGCTTCTCTCCTTGTTAATTGTCCTTTGATAAAATTTTTCATATCTTCGTAATCAACCTTCAAATCATAATATGGCCCTAATTCCGTTTGTGTTAGAAAGGACTGATTCTTATACTTTTTATCAAACTCTATTTCCCAGTTTTCCATATTTTTAATTCTTTTTCACCGTAATATTGTTTATAAATTTCCATAAATTGACAATCTATTGGCTTTAGATTATATCCCAATTCCTCTAAAGCCCTTAATGTCCTCCAAAGAAGCCCTTTTATATCCCTATGTAGCGTGCTGGCTTGCCCTATGTGGCACTTAAAGTTATGAATGGGGCAAGAGTTCAATACACTCTCGTTATGCTTGCCCTTGACCCAGCCATTAGCTGTAGAACTAAATATATGATGCAGGCTATCCCAACCATTCTGTCCACAAACCATACATTGATACCAATAATGCCAATTGCTTCTCGTTTCCTCGCTAAATCTATTTTTAAGACCCATTATCTTGCATCTGTCCGCTTAAAAATCTTTCTCCCTGTTTTGTCCTCATCGCTGATTGAAAAAACATAATAATTGTCTGGCAAGCTCCTGTTATATTTTCAATATTGCTTTTTTCCGATTCTTTTATCGTCAACATTTTTTCAATAGGACTTACTTCTATTTTGGCCCTAGCTTTTGAAAGAGTAATCTTCGATTCGCACTCACTATATAAATTAACTGTAATTTTAGCTTTTTCTTCTTCCAACTGTTGCTGATAAACATCTCTTTCTGTTCTTGCCTTGGCCACCATATTACCTAAATAAGCATAAGTTCCTGCTAACTTTCCGCCCATAGTAATCAAATCTCCCTCATTCATTTCATCTAATTTATGCCCAATCAAATAATCGGCACAATCAAATACATATTTAATAAGTTTATCTTCTTTATATTCCTCAATGCCTCTTATTTGAGATAAAGTTTCTTGAACTTGTTCCTTAAAATTTTGCAATGTATCCATTCTTAAATCTTTTTACAAAAGTTATTTATTTCTATTTGTGCTTTTTTTAGTATTGGATATAAAAGCATAAAATCTTTCATTGTTCTTTTCGTTTCAAACACTGATGGCGGTTTCCTCACTAAATAAATTTCCCCTCCCTCCTCTTTAGTCTGAAAATAATAAAGAAAATTCCTTGGTATCTTACCTGTCAACTTATAAATAACCATATCGTAAAGAGTTATCTGCCCTAAATTGTCTGCCATTTTTTGCGTCCATTTTTGTTTCCCTGTCTTATATTCATCAACCCTAATCTCTTTTTTAAGATAACAACCATCTGGCTTAGCCAATAATATTACCCCTTCAAAATCCGCTATCAATATCTTTTCTTTATATTTTGGCTTTGGCAAACAATCTCTGCAAAATTCAACATCTTCGTCATTGGTTTTTTTCTGTTCCAAACCCGTAGCTATTTTCTTTCCAAAATCCATATTCTTCTCATATTTAAATTTTTGCCTCTTTCCTAAAAAATATGTTTCGTAGTAAACCTGCTCTCCTTTCTGCCAAGTCAATAACTGATTCCAACTTAATGCCTCCCTAGGATTATACATATTATTTCTTAGCTTCTTTTATCTGTTCATCAATAGCTCTTTGAATAAGATTTTTCTGTATTAAAGAATATTTTTTATCTTTAACTAAATGCTTCGTCCAAACTGTAAGAGTTTTAGCATCATTACATTTTCTAATTTGGGCAATTATAGCGGTTAAATCTGATTCTCCTGCCTTGGAATCATCAACATATACAACTGTTTCTTCGACATTCTGATTAATCTCCTCTGCCGAAACAGCTGGAATAGCACTTAAAGCCGATGCTTCTTCTTCGTTAATCTCTTTCTTCTCTGTCATTTTTCTAATATTGGTCATCATTTCCTCGTGCATTTTAACCTTATAAACCTCTTGAATGGCCCTATTCTTCGCCCTAGTCTGGGCCATATGATTTTGATAGCCTGTTAAGGTTCTCATTTTAATAGTAGAAGGCGAACACTCTCCCGTAACCCAATCGCATAAATCATTTACAATCCCATCTTTTGAAACCTCGACTAGCTTACATTCACAAATAGCCTTATCGGTATCATTGTCTGACCTCTTTATCCAATTATATTTATACTTTATATTTCTATTATATTGATTAGCTTTTTGAGTTAATCCTAGATTGTTCGTATATGGCAAATCACCCAAAATATTAACTCCAAAGGGCGTAATTCCTAGAACCTTTGAAGATAACAAAATCATCTTCTTTTCCCTTTCCTCCTTAACAGTTTCTGATTTCTTCATTAAAACTTGCGAACCTGCCCAAACTGCCTTCTTCTTGCTTTCTTTTTTGACAATTGCTTTTTCCATAATTTTAAATCTTAATTATTTATTTCTACAACTTCCCAACAACCATAATCGCAAATTTCCTCTAAAGTTAAATCTTCTATATCGTTTTCACCTGTCCAATCTATCGAATGAAAATTAATTAATCTTTGACGTATTTCTTCTTTTGTTTTGAAAGTTATATTTTCAAACATTCCACTTTGCTGTTGGTCTATTATTTGGTATGTCATATTAGGATATTGAATTTAACCTTACCGATATTACCTCATCATATAATTCAGCCCCAGGTATTTTTTCTCCCTTTAATAAATCCCTTCTTATTGCAACCATATCGGGGATAAGATAATCCAAAGGAAGTTTAGCCTTATCAATAACCTTGGCTTTCTTCTGTATTCTTGTTGGAATAGCATCAACCTTCATTTCTACCTTTTCAATTTTCTTAGAAGCCTGCTCAAAAGTTATTTCCCCTTTTTCAATTTTCTTTTCAACTTCCGCTTGTTTCTTTTCCGATTCAGCAACTAACTTTTTCCTATAATCAAGCTGTTGAGATGACATATAACTATCAACTATCGCTAATCGTTCCTCAAATGGTTTCCAAAAATCCATTATTTCTTTCAACCCCTGCTTGATAGGGTCAACCATTTTATCTTTTGTAACCTTAATTTCTTTTTGCTTCGCCTTAATTAGTTCTCTAATTTTTATAGACCTTGCTAGAGTTACATCACCGCTAATCTTAAACCTGCTCATATCCTCTATTGTATCTACTTCTTTTTTTGCGAAAGTTGCTACTTCTTTTGTAATCATAATTTATTTACGATATTACTTCTTAATTCGTATATTGCGTGCATAGCTCCTTGGATAGAAACTATTTTCAAAGCTATGTATCTTTTCTCTTGTTCATCTTCATTCTTATCATCTTCTCCTTTCCAATGTTCAAATTCATTATTATATTTTTCAATCATTTTCTCCGCCTCCGATAAAACTAATTCTTTAAAGTTTTCCATCTGGTTTAAAATAAGCTAAGCAAGCCGCCTGTAAAAAAGTTCTCACTTTTCCCTTTGGCAATTTGCTAATCTTATCTAAAAATTTAGCTTGTCTAATTATATCGAATTGACCTATGAAAAATGGAAAGTTATCAAGATTTTCAATTGAAACTTTATTGTTTTTATCTATCTTCTCCTTAACATATTTTTCTATTCCAACTATTTCTGAATTTTCTTTTTGTTGTTCCTCCCAAACTTCCCTAGCTATCCCTTGTGCAAACCTCATAGCATCGAGCTTCAATTCTTGGTCTTGTTTAATACCCTCAACGCTTATTGCCTCATCTATTTCTTTGCCTTGGATTTTCATATTTTTACTAATTCGCTAATTAAATTTTTAACGTCTTTCTTGCTCCAATTATTAATTATTATTTCTGCTATATCTTTTACAGCTAAATTCACCTCCTTAGCCTGTTGAATTTTTTCCTCCAAAATACAGGCTGTTTCCACTTTCATAAAATCTTTTCTCATATCTAGTAATTTAATTTCAGCTCTTTATTATAAGTATTTTCTAATTCTGACCTTAAAATATCTGCATCGCTTTGAGCGTCTTTCCTGGTTAATCTCTTAATGTTAGTTACTTCTGTCCAAATCATTTTCTTATCATTTCTAACTTGAACAGCACCCATATAAAATCTAGCTTTACCCTTGTTGTCTATATCGGTTACTAAGATTTTTGTATTCATATTTATAAACCTTATTAAATCTTTATTGTTCCCTTGATAAACAATTAATTATGAAGTAGTGCTCGAAGTAATTGGTTCAGGGTTTTATACCCGTATCACCTTTCCTTGTCTTGCTTCTAATTAACTGTTTACTAAAGGAACGACCTGATTACCTTATCTTGTTATAATACCATTATATTATAAAGAACTTTTCGAGTCAACCTTTTAATTGTGGATAACTCTAAGGGAGATTGTGCGAATACCCTAGTTAATACCAAGATACCGTATCACTCTCTCCCTTTTTCTCTTTATAATACCATTATATAATAGTACTGATTCCAAGTCAACCTTGGGCTGTGGATAACTTATGCTTATAAAACTTGAGGATTTTCACCCATTCTTATAACTAAAGGAACACATTTATCCGTACCTGCAACATATTCAAATTCCCTAAAGGTTAAAAGACAAGCTGGGACAACACCAGCTCCCATTCTGACTAATGCCCTAGCTCTATGGTTTCCGTCTGCAATAAAATATCCTTTACCATTCCAATATCCAACAATCGGCTCAAATTTCTCCCAGTTCCATTTCTTAATAAAATTCTTTGTTTCTTTCTCAAGCGGTATATTAGTAAAAACTAGATGTTCTTTTCTGATATAAACCATCTCTCTTATCTCCTCCATCTTCCCTTCAATATTTTTAACAAATTCTAAATCTCCTTTTTTAGATATTACTTTGTTAATTTCAATCTCCATAAATTTTTGATTTACTACCGCTAGTTCTGGTTCTTACTTCAATACCTTTCTCTCTCAATTTCTTAACGTGATACCAAACTGCTTGCCAAGATACTCCAAACTCTCTTGCTATCCCCCCAATACTCGTTTCTGGGGTCATTCTTGGTATCATAAATATTTGCTCTTTGGTTAAAATATCTTTTCTAAACATAATTATTTTTCGTTATAATAAATATTTTCTAAAAATTTTATTCTTCCAGCTATATTTATCTTTAAATTTTCAATCGCTTCTTCTTCTGTTGAACCATACCCCATCATAGTAATAAGATAATCATTATCTATTTCTGCTTCAAAAGAATTAAACTTTTCTTTTTCATCATTGAAAATTTTTATATTATTTTCTATTTTTATCATAGCTTCATCATTAAATTATTTTGTAATTCCTCTGGGGAGAGGGAAGGCTTGGCTATTAATCTGTTTATCGTTCCCAGAACATCGTAAGGACCCCAGTCATAATCGGACAAAGCCTCTTTTGCCTTCTCCAGCCCTGCATTCCTTCCCATCTCATACAAAGTCTTTCCGCTGTTCATTATTTTTATCCACTTCTCCTCTGTCCGCTGGATAGCGTCTTGCTCTACTTTTTCAATGAAAGCCTTTATCTCTGCCACTTCAATAACATATCCTTCATATCCTTTACTTTTGTGATACCATTTAGAAAAATTTATCTCGAACTCCTCTCTCCAATCTTTGTTTGTGTTGGTCATAGGTTATCGTGTTTTAATTAACAAATAAAGAATTATAAACGATTGGATAGTGTCCACTATTAACATTACTAAAAATGTTTGGAGGTCTGTCATAGTTTCATTGTTAAATTATTTTCTACTTCCATTTGTATCCCCACGCCGATTAGCGTGCTGCAAGTTATATTTTTTGCCTTAAAGTCTTTGGTAAAAACTAATATCCTATCTTTAGTTTTCCCTCTCGGCTCTTTACCAAGAGCAACGAAATCTTGTAACAATTTTGAAATAATATTTCTAAGCAATCTATTGTCTTGCTCTAAATATTTTACTTCTAAGTCTAACTCTTTTTTGGTTTTCATTGATGGTTTTGTTTCCAAGAGATTGACGCTACTTCCTTTTTTATTATGTTTAAAATACATTGTCGGGGCTTCTTTTGTGTTTATCATAATATGTGTAAAATGTGTGTAGTTTATGTGTAGTTACACCTATTTATTCTTCCGAGCAAGGTAGTGAGGGCAAGGATTTGCACACTTTCTATAACCTAGTTATGTGTTATCTCACCTTGCAGTGGGAATGACCCAAGACTGATGTTTCTATGTTTCCATCTTTGCGATTACCTTTTGTCGCCACCTCACTATTTTGCCCAGAAGATTAAGTTAATTATTTACAAAGCTCATCGTACTTCCTCGCTTTCTCTTTCAACGGACGTATCTCTGCTTCTAGTAACGCTTTAATTTCTTCGGCGTGCTTTTCTGTTATTTTACCTTCTAAGCAGAAGCTATCGAAAAGTTGTTGGATTGTCATAAGGATAAACTATCTAACGTTTCAAAACTTATGTTTTCTTTTTTATAACCGTTTTTTAATGTGTCTAAAATTGTACATAAAACTTTGTTTATATCTATTTCTCTTTCATAAGATGTTGCCAGTCCTTTACAACCATAACCAAGTTCAGTTTTAGTGCGTATCTTTCTTATTTTTGAAAGATAATCTTCCGGTTTTAATCGTAGGCAAATCCTCGTATTGTCACTAAATCTAATTTTGCATAACTTTTCACCTCTTTTTGCAGAACCACAAGTTGATTGATGCCCCATTATTGGCGGATTTGTATGTTCCCAATATTCGCCAGTTTCTATATAAGGTGAAGTAATATCATCTTCAAAAGACAGACTACTTACAAGCTTGTATTTCTCACTTATTATTCTTTTCATCTCTTCCATCAATAATTGGATTGTCATATAATTTTTTTAAGTTCTTCTTTAGCTTGGTTGTAGCCCAAAACATAATTATTCCCAGGATGAGTATCGTCAACGCCTAATGTCCATTCGTTATTTTTCTTTTCCGCAAACTCCTTGACCTTTTGGAGTTTGGATTCCAGCTCTCCTATTTTTTTAGAAAGCTTTATCACTTTTTCAACAGATATTTTTCTTATGCTATCTATTAAATCATAATTCTCTCTTGGGACACAGGTTTCTTTGATAAAGTCTAAACTTATCGCTCCTCCCTCAGAAGAATAATGCTTTTCAATTTTCTCCCAATTAAATTGTTCTTGGTTTGTCATAGGGGGTTAAAATGTAATTAACTTATCTTCAAAAAAACTATCGTGATGATTGTGCCAATTTTTGTTAGGGCATTTATAATGATAACAATACTGTCTTTTACCTGTCTTGCGATCAAAAGCATCTCCAGCTGGAATACTTCTTTCGTCTCCGTAATATCCAAAACAAGTTTCTGCACCAACCAGAGTTTCTATCATCAAACTTCCACATTCAGAACAATAATATTTGTTATGAGGTTTTACTATGTTCTCTGTCATACTCTTTATTTTAGGTTGGTTAGTTGTTGGTTAAGACGGGCAA